ATCCTCATCGTCAGTTGGATCTATGGATGGGATTATCCCACCATCGCCCACAATCCAATCAGGGAAAGTCTTATGTTCGGTCATCAACCAAAAAGCGTGCTCAGGTGTGAATCCTGCTTTTCTGGCTGCTTTGTAACATTCGTGCAAAGCCATGTAATGCTGATCTATTTTGCTTAATGGCTCAGGAGTTTGGCGAACGACACGACGATTGATCTTTTTGCGTTTGATAGGTTTTCGAGTGTTCGCCATAACAAAAATTATCGCTTACTGATTAAAACAAATAGATCATCGACACGCTGTTCAAGTCGGTTCATTTGATCTTTTATTGATGAGCCTCCGTTTGGTTTTAATTCATTCAAATAAGATTTAATAAGAAAGCGAACTCCCATGAATAAACTTGTTGATATTCCGCATACGCCAACGGCTATACCAACCCATTCGTTGGCCGTCATTTCGCATTGATTCCATAATCAGCCTCTTTGCCGGACTTTGGATCAAGTGCTTTGGCAATAGGTGCAACAATTGCTCCAAGCAAAGTTGCGTAGGCTGGATGAATGTCTGCCACGATAGCGAGTGCAACAGTAATTCCTGAAGCAGCAACCGCTCTCATATATGACTTGATTGCAGCCTTATGTTTGTTAGATAGTTTCATGCGTTGCCTCCTAGTAGTGGGATGTTAAAGAAATCTGAATTGTTATCTTGATCTTTTTTGAAACTTACATGAATATGATGCAAGTGGGGATTGCCTTTATACGATCTCCAACGCCAACCAAGTAATGGGGATGCAATACGGCTTTGATGTATTACATAACTGATGCGACCATAGGATTTCCCAAATGATCGAATTTGATCTGCCAAATATGCTGAAAGCCCTTTGTCGTCAGAAAGCCTAGCGTCAATATCAATGGCTCGAACGCATCCTGTTGCATCTGGATTGTGGTCGCTCTTTCGTGTGCTATGTCTAGCATCACCAATCCACCCATCAGATTTGCGCAAACGCTCTGGGAAGGAATCATCTATCTGCTCACGCAACTGAACTGCTGCTTTAGATAGCCAAGGTTTCAATATGCACACTTCCCTAAGATTGTGCTAACTCAGTAAGAGTTTGGCTTCATCTGCTGTAATGCCTAAGCGGTCTAATAAGGCAGCCTTTGCGGTTGCTTGCGCTGTTGCTTCGGCTTTTAATGCTGATTGAATTGCCAACTCAGTAGCAATTTCAGCATCTCTTTCGGCTTGTTCCTCCGGTGTCATTTCTCTAATAATGTTTTCACCAGTTGCGTGGTCGTATATTCCAATTTGATTATTTGTCATTATGAATTTTTCACTCCTAAAATAGTTACTGCTCCGGTCACATTTGCTGCTGAACTAAACAATTTAAAACCATTTAAAACAACACCTGCGGGAACTGGACTAACCCCTGAAACTAAACGCTGCCTGACTGATGCATCATTCTTACTTAATAATTGACCCTGAACCATTGTCCTTTGATTTGCACCAGTGTACATATGAGTCACCCACAAAATCCCAGTTGTTGAATCCTCAATGCCGCCATTATCCAATCCAATAGTTGAATCTAATGTCAAATAAGATAAATCAGAAGTGTTTTCAAAAGTGAGTGCTGTTGTGTTATATGCAGCACCAAAATTTGATGCACGATAAGCCGCTTGGGTTTCAGTTGATGAACCATATTTAAATCTGAATCTCAATGCACCACTTGTTGCGCCAATCCTTTCGATAACAATAATAAAACCACAATAACTGCCATCAAAAACATTATCAAATGATTGTTCGCTTACATTTGAAAAACTTGTGCGTGATATAAATGTTGTGCCACCACCAGCAGCAGGAGTAGCCCAACTTGGAACTCCACCTGCAACAGTTAATACTTGACCAGTTGAACCAATGCCAAGTCTTGCAGGCGTTGAACCGCTTGATGAATAAATAGTGTCGCCTGTTGTTGTCATTGGGTTTGTCATACCACTAACAGGAGTTGCCCATTTTACTTTATATGGTGAAACTGTCGTATCGGCAGTCAAAACTTGGTTAGTTGTTCCAATTGGTAAGTTATCAAATGTTCCTGAACCAGTTCCAACAATAATATCTCCAGCAGCAGTTATTTCTGTTGCCATTGAGTTTGTAACTGTTACTGTTCCTGAAGTGCCACCACCTGAAATACCTACTCCAGCGGTTACGCCTTCAATATCTCCAGCAGTCGGTGCCACCCATTTGAAATCCATATCGGTGCCGGAATTTTTTGCCAATACTTGATCCGTTGTTCCACCTTTAAGATCGAGTAATGAAGTGTCAATTGCACCAGCAAGTGTGCGAATGGCTGCTGCGCCATCCTTGACTAAATCTGTATCGTCTGGGGTTTCCCATCCGAAATTGGTTGTGTTTGCCATTTTTCTCCTATTATCAGGCTACGATTGTAGCGTATTCCCATGTTAAAGTGTTGCCAATTGTGTTCCATGCTTCAGTAACCGGAACAGTATTCCAGCGCATTGCCACCTGACTGAAATTGATTGGCGACAAATTGATAGTCAAAAACAACTCATTGAATCGAGTGCTCCATCGCCACCCCTCAACATAGCCTTCAAATGCGCCATTGTTGATCTGGGTTGGCAAATCTGTAACATGAATTGGCTGACCCATAAAGACACCAAGCAAGGCATCTCGGTCAGCATTATCAATTTCTGAATTGGTTATTGGAAAGGTGATACTATCAAAAGTTGCATAAGGATAGGCTCTTAAACTTATGTATCTATCTGCGATTTCTTGAGCATCAGTTCCATCGTGAATTGCTGAATTGATAGTTTCGCCTTTGTAACCATAAAGGGCAATTGAAGCGGTATCTGTTGCGGTTGCCTCATTATTGAAGTTATTTCCATAATTGATATAAATATCATTACGAATATCTGCTGATTTTGTTAAAGTCCTTAAACCTGAACCCAAGGCTGTATTTGCTGAAAGTTCGGTGTACCCATTTGCCAAAAGGTATGTTTGGCGATGATCGGCATCTGCATATCCAATGTTCCCTTGATTATCCTCATACATGTATCCAAGTGCTGAATCAGCAATTTGTGAAGCGATATTGTAAATAGTGTCAGGATTAGCCGACCTACTTGACATTGTGTAAAGACCTGCATCGATTTCACCCAAACCAATGTTTTGCGCATTTGCCCAAGTTTCTGTTGCTAAATAACCTGACCAATTTTCCGCTGCCGGTACTTCATTCCAAGTATTTAATAATGATGATGAAAGTAAAGTATAAATTTGATCTCCATCAATATCTTGCGATAAGTTATCTGTATAAATTTCTTTGGCAAGTTTGACCAAACTGCCCATTGCTAAAAGCGTGTAACTTATTACATTAGAAACCGATCCGGTATTTCTTACCTCAACAGTTACATCGGTTATGTTTCCACCAAATAAACTAACAAAAGTTCCAGCACTATTTTTTACCTGCAAAGTTAAACCATCATTAATTTCAAATGGTAAAGTTTGGCCAGAAAGTGCTACAACCTCAACTTGTAAATAAGATGGATTTGGTTGAGTATAAATATCATCTCGACCTGCTTGATGGGCAATATCAGCAATAGTGATGTTTTCGTAATCAACACCGGCAACCGATAACTTCCAATCAGGTGTCCAAACTGTCATTATCTAGCCCTAGTGATTCCTGAATTGTAAAGTTGTGGGGTTGATCTTGATGCGCTGTCATTTAATACTTTAGCAACGGCTCTGGCAGATCCCTCAGCATCTACTGATTGAACTGTGATGTTATTTACTGTCGTGCCAGCCCTTGCTGCTCCAGTAGCCAATTGACCAGCAGTAGCCTTCGATGCAGTATTTGCAGCATTGCCTCCAGAAACAGCACTACTTACAACTCCGGTTGCGATACCAGCAGCAGCCAAAGCAACGGCACCGGCAGCGATAGATCCTCCACCGGTTGCAAAAGCAGTTGCCACGCTTGCAGCGGTTGCTGCTGCTCTTAAAGCAACCATTGCGGTAATCAATGTTTGAACTGCTGCTACAAATGCAATTATTTTATTGGCTACAAATACAGTCGCAATAATGCCGCCAAGTATTAACAATTCATCTTTTATGGTAATGATAAATTCAATGGTTGATCTTAATTGTTGCCCAAATTCGTATGCTCCTGTTGCTGCTTCACCAGCAGTCAATTCAGTTTTGGTTAGACCTGCAACAAATTGATTCAAGGCCGGCACTAAAGTAGATAAAATAAAAGCAGCAAGTTGCTGAACCAAAGGTAGTAAAGCAGCACCAATACTTTCTTTTGCTTCATCAACAGCAATTTGAATTCGCCTGAATTGAGCCTCGGTAGTTTGTGCTTCATTTTCTGCAAAATTTCCAAAGGTCTTAGTAAGGTTTTGGTAAATAAGATCAAAGTCTTTTGATTTAAGTATGTTTTGATCTAGACCTAAGCCCAACCTACCTAATGAAGTTGCATTGCCATCGTATGCTTTTCCTAGGGCATTAGAAACCGCCTCTAAAGGTTTGCCGGTTGCAGCGGTAATATCTAAAGCAAGGTTAAGGAGTTCTTGCGCTCTTTCAACATCGTTAGTGGATCTGACCAATCTGGCAAATGCCGGCCTCAACTCATCATCAGTTACACCAATAGCAATAGAGGTTTGGTCAATATAATTAGCAACTGCTTTAGTTTGAGCAACTGTGGCATTGGTTGATGCCTTTATTGTTTCCTCAAGTTTTCTTTGAGCAGCCTCATCTTGAGCGGCATTTTTAACGGCTTGAATTGCAAATGCTGTCGCTGCTGCACCAACGGCTGCAAAAGCCAAAGCAGCCTTTTTGCCAAAATCCGTAATCTGATCGGCTGATTTATTTACAACCTTATTTGCATCATCTAAGCCTTTTTTTAAGCCATCAATATCGGCTGCAAGTGCAAGGGTTAAGGTTCTGCTATTACCTGCCATCAGCAAACTCTTTTCTTATATCCAAAATGATTTGTTCAAATTCTTTGATTATAGTTGGTTGCAAGAATCTAATTGTTGGATAAATGAAATATCCTCTTGATCCTGAACCTTTAGGCATTGGCCCACTCCATCTTGGGAATTGGGGATAATTCTTAGATCCAAATTCATGTGCTGCGCCAATACCAAGTCGATTGCCTTTTGTATCATTGCGAGTATTAAATTGAGTTGTTGCTCCACCTGAAAACTTTTGAGAAGCAAAACCAAAAGATATTTCACCAAGTACGGATGACTTTTTTACTTTACCGCCTTGGGCGATACGATCAGCAACCTTGCCTCTTGATGCAGCAATTCTGCGAATCTCTGTTAATTCTTTTTGAGCCAGTTCGCCAACCCTGCGCTTGGTTTCTTGAACGGCAATATCACCCATGTTTCTAATTACCTTGGCAAATGAATTTAGTTCTCTTTTATCATAGACTATTAGAGGTTGGGTGCTAGTTGCCATTCCGTTTCTCCAATATCTCGATCGCTGTTAAAATGTCCTCTGCTTCAACCCATTCGCTCATTGGTATTTGTGTGGCTATTGCCAACTCAACCAATAATCTACTTAGGCTTCCTGCTGGGTGGCTTTTGGGTCTGCATCACCGACAATTACATCGGCAACAGTTTCCATCCAAATATCCATTGGCTTGATGGGTTTGGCTGCACCAAGTTCTCGCTTATGTGCATGATAAGCAAGAAACATAAGATCCCAAACGCCCAACTTCTCGGATGCTTGACCAATGGTGTGTCCTGTCTGCTTTTCCCATTTTGCCCACTCAGGCGGTTGGGCTACATAAGTGGCTTGCTCGCCTGAGTTGTATTCAATTGTTATATTTAGTTTCATTTTGCTCCCGATTTCTTATTAACTAAATGATTCTGCTGGTGTTCCAATAACTTGGAAACTCAAATCAAGAGTTTGTGCATCTGGTGCTGTTCCTCCGGCTGAAGGGAAGTTAGGCAGAATTTGGAAAGTAAATGCTGCACCCGTTGCTGCTGTGAATACTGTTGAGATACCTGTGTTTGGTGCGCTCTCAGCAACTCCCCAAAGAATCTCACAAAGCGATCCGGTAGCACCCCAATCAGCAAGCATGCTGATGTTGAATGTCCAGTTGTCATCAATAACCTTGAATGATGCTCCATCCAAAGTTTCATAGCGAACACGATTTCTCTCGCATTCTAAAGTTGCGGTTGTAACTTGAGCATCGAAATTATTACCGCCAATGGTGAAGGTAATATCTCGACCGGTAATAACTGTCGTAGGCATCTTGCTCCTTAGTTTGTCTGTGTGTAATAGGTTGATACATTTATATCAGAAATCAACATTGTTGATGATCCGATTTGTTGAACTGTTGGTTGTTCAACTGATCCGACAACATACCCCGATGGGATAACTGCCAGAATACTCATTACTAATTGCTCCATATTGTCCAACGATGCTGGGTTGCTGTTGTAAGCAACTATGGCTGTGATTGTCATATTGACTTTACATCTAACAGATGACTTGCCAATTGTTTCAATTTCAAGATACGGCGATGAAGGCACGAAAACGACTGCTGGTGGATAAACGGATTCTGGAACATAACTATAAACGCTACCAGTAACGCTGCCTAAAGCGGTTGCTAATGGCGTGCGAACTGATGAAAGAATTGTTGATGCTGGCATTTATTGAGCCATGCTTTCAACATCTATGTATGCGCCTAATAATCCTACGCACCGATTAAAAAGCGATCGGCCAAGACGGAACGGCGTTGCACTAAAATCTACACCCTCTATTTGTCCTCCGGCTGCAATTCTTGATTGAAAGACTTCGACTGAAACGGCAAAGACTGCTGATCGAACAGGCTGGACTCCAACATAAGTTGATGCGCCAGAAAGGGTAGCAGTTCCGGATGGGATGACATTAGCCTCGAGTAAATCGGCATTAGTGATCGATGCTGAAAAGGTATATTGTCCAAGATTGTCTGCCAGCACAACTCTTGTTCCGTTGTATGGTGTTCCGCATCCTGCGATGACAACTGATTGTCCTTGGGTAAATTCATGAATTCCTAGTGTAGTGAAAGTGGCGACATTATCTGTCAGCGACACTTTTTCAATTGGGCTTTTAAATGTAACTAACATTGGAAGGATTATGCCTTCACTTGTATCTATGATGCCATCAAGATAGGTATCGTTGTATAAAGCAGACGACACACCAAGGATAGATCGCAACTCGGTGGCTGTAATTATGCTTGGCATGTCATCTCCTTACTCCCATTAATGGATGCCTGAGATCGGGAGCAACCTCAGGCACTCAGTTAAATTACGCTACTGTTAAATAACGGAATGCAGTTGGGAAGCGGTTCACTACGGC